TTTCAGGTACTGAACTCGCAACAATAATAGAGAAACCTGGTCTTCAAATCACGTTTCCGTCGTATGTGGGAGAGGCAACAAAACTCTACAAATATACAAGTGAACTCTTTTTATTCTATGTAGCGATCACGGATACATACCATACAACTACAAAAGGGGGTAAAATAGGCGAAGTTCTGTGGACAGAGTTTGTGCCCAAAACAAAGCAACAGTTCTACAAAATAGAGAATTCTGCGATGGAAAAAATCGTTGAAGCGAGTGGATATTCCGTTCTGTTGATGGATAGTACACTACCACATCAGCAGTTTGTAGGATGGAAAACAGATTCAACTTATTACATATATGCGTATAATCTAAATCCTCGTCGTTTCTTTACAGTTCGTCCTGCGTTCTGGCTTTAGCGTGCTACGGGTTGAGGATTACTCTTTAGAACTTCAAGCGCCCCCAGGCGATAAAAACCTTCTGCTTGTCTGTAATAGTCTGTAAGTATAATACGTGCTTGTTCAGCAAATGCGTTTACCGCAGGTAGTCCGCCTTTCTGTAACTGGGAACTAAGCCCTGTGATCGTGCCATTTTTATCAATCAAAAACATCTTAGTTAAGATATTTGTTACCTTTGTAGTGTGTTGTAGCTGTAGATTGATTAGTTGATTTGAGTATTTACGAACCTCACGGATAGCATTTGCGTTTATTACAACAAGTTCTTTGTCCTTATATGCTGGGGTTACACAACCAGAAAGTGCTTTGTTCGTGATTTGATCTAAACTTGTAGGATTCTTTGTTGTTTGTGTTAAATCAGGCGTATAGACTGACTTCATAATACGAAGAAAATCATCATACTTGGATCGAGTAAGTTGCGATACTTTAGGTTCATTCTTGTCGATTGTATCAAAAAAGAGTTGGTGGAGGAGACGAAGACTTGGCACACTTGTTGTAATCGCACTCTCATATTTCGGAACAGAATCTTTTATTCCAGTTACACCTTCTGATAAACAGATATAGCTCTTTGTTTGTAGACCTTGTATGGTGCGCGGCTGCATAACCGGTGAAAGAAGTTGAATAGCACGAGCAATCGCATACGCCTTCGGACGTGCTTTCATATACTGGATAATACTTGCGTATTTCAGTCCCTCAGGCACTCCTCCTTCATCGCCAACTGTGGGAGCAATTCCTCGTTCCGTAACACCTTTTCTTCCAAGAATCTCTTCTAATCCCTTGCCACGATCGCTTTCTTTTGAAACAGCTGTTAGAACTGCGCTGATCGTATCTGCGACTGAACGATTACCCTGTTCAGATAAATAAGTTGAGCCTCTTTTCTTCTTAAATATAATGGCTTCTGTTGTGCTTAGAGAAACATCATTTACAGCGATTTGTTCAATGCGCATCGTAAATACGCCAGGTTCGTTAGATTCAAGCCGAAATGATGCTTCAACAGTAACACCTGATCTAGGACGGAAGACTAGATTTTTATCATCATCGAAGTAGAAAAAAATCATATTCGTTGCTGTGTTTGGATTAATCGATCGCGACGTTGTTCCTGTATCAGAGATTAAGAGAACATCAGAGTGTCCTGTGATAGGATAAATTGAATCACCTATAAGATCATTAATATTTCCTAGCTTAAGTACAAGATTTCCAGGCGGGCGACCGCCACGCATCCTCTGAAATAATGGAGGCGCTTGATAGCCCTGTTGACCTGCCATCGGAAAGAGAGCTGCGCGATAGTTTACAGAAGTTGCCTGTGTTTCAGGAAGAGCATCCGCAACCGTGAGTGCGAGCGCACCAAACACCTGAAAAATCCTAACATAGAAAAAGGCAAGTTGTCCACAGAGAGAATCGCGATACGCCTTTTCAGCAGGGTGTTTATCAGGTTCATCTTGAAATGTAAGATGTTTCACAGATTCAAATAACAGAGTATCTGATCCCATTCTTGGGTCTAGACGAATCTGTTTCATAAATTTAAGAAGTGCCTGTTGTGTCAGAAAAATATACTGACTACATTGCTTTGGGTTAGAGAGTTTCAGAATATCTTGAAACTCTGCGTTGCCTAACATCCATACAAAAATGTTATTTGTTAATGTTTCTGTAGAGATTGTTTTCCCCCTGTACGAGTCTCGTCCAGGAAGTCCAACTGGGATTGATTGACCCGCTCCCATTCCTATTTGCGGTGAAGATTAATACTTTGCGATGATTGGTTCCAGGCGTTTCTTGTTTACTTCTAGACGACGAAGACACTTCTGAAGAGTTCCTTCACTGACTCCACATACAGATGCTATGCGTTCATTTGAGATCTCTGAAAAGCCCTTTCTTCCCAGCACAAAAGTCAGAATACCTGCTGCGAGAGATGGTGGCATGTTCTCAGGACTGAGTTCATTATCTTCTACGAAGTCGCAAAGTGTCGCTGCTGCCTGTGAGAGACTTTCATATTTGTTTCTGGGAATCGGAAGTTGACTGAGCGGATAGTTGATATAGTCGCGGGCCCGGGTGCTTTCCAGATCTGAAGGGGTTGTATCTTGCTGTAGAAGTCCACGTTGCTGTGCGATGGCAAGGACTTCCTGGAAATACTTGAATGACTTTGTGAACTGACCTGTTGTCAAATGGAACATGTCAGCCACCTCCTTCGGTTTACGAGGCTGTCCAATCTTTTTCAGAGACGCATACATACAGCTTGCGATTACAGAAGTCCGTGAAAGACCACGTTTATCACAGTGTTCTACAAGCTGGATGTAGAGATTCTTCGCATTATCAATGACACTTTGATCTAATCCGTGATTTGTGGCGGCAAGTGCGAGCATTTCATACACTTGTAAGAGTGCGCGTTCTCTGTATGGAAGCATATTCCATGTGTGATACCGACGAATGCGAGCCATCGCATTTCGACTTGATGATGAGCCACCTTGGCTCTTTGTAAGGATAATCGTTCCCAATGATGAGGATGGAAAGCGGGAATCGGTTGGTGCGCCAACACGACATGGGTCGTTGCTGCTTCGGTCATCGTGGCCGAAGAAGCGATATTCAGCTCCTGATTCAATATTTCTGCCTCTGATTTCACCACAAAGGGTACATGTATTTACTTCTTCTTGTAAGATTGATTCGTCAGATGTTGAGCAGATACATGTCGTTACCTTTTCTGGGGCAGACTCATCCTTGAGTGATTCAATAAAGTTTTGTGCAAGGACCCAAGGGTCCTCTTGTATTGGTAGAACAGTTCGAGAGCGCGCAGGAAAGAGACTTTCCATTTGTATTTACTACTTGGTTCTTTAGTGCCGGAAAAATACGCTATCAAATTTTAGGTCCTGCGAGACTTGCGATTTTTCCGATTGCGCCGGCGACGTGTATTCTTAGTAGGCGGCTTCGGCATAGGAGGTAACTTCATTTTAGGAACCCGCCGTATATTTAATGGCGAGTTACCATTTACACTAGGAAGATCATTCAACCATGGACTCTTGATATTCGGGGATTTATTCCTATTTCCTTGACCATATGTCTTAACATTTTCCATTAGTCTATCTGTATTTACTGTATACAGATCCTCTGTATTATGTTGTTCATTAAAACTATTATTAAGAGTAGGCATCTATTAATCTACTCTATTTTCCAGTTCGTGGACCGCCAGATTCGCATATTCGCGTCAACGTTCGCTGACCACGAGCTACCTTTGTGAATCATGTGTGTATAGGATAAGTCTCCGCGAATATCGTAAATATAACCCGCAGAGACCATTTCACGAACCATATAAATTGCGTCCGTCGCAAGAATATCTTTATCATCTATATCTGTTGAAAATACCTCTAAGGCTTTTTTATGAACTGTCCAGTTCCCATCATTTAATATAAAGTTCCAGCCTTTAATATCAAAAATACTATTCCAGTTGTCTCGTGACCAGAGTGTATCAGCAAACGGCTGTATAGGATTCTTCACTTGTCCGTTCATTTCATTAATAAACTTTCCATTTCCGCAAGCGTAGAAATGCTTTGGATTAGGACCTTCAGTATACCAAATCTCTTGAAGTTTGGCAAAAAACTGCTCTTCAAAGAAGTTATCACTATCCAAAATCGCAATCCAATCGGTCGGAGCAAGACGAATACAGTTCAGTTTATTGTAATAGATTCCAAGTTGCTTCGCATTCACATGAAGGATAAGTTTCGGATGATTTGCCCAAGGTGATGCACGGATTGCCGCAACATCTTCTCCTGTTTCATCACTAATCACAACGGCTTCAATATTAGGTGAGTCTAGATATTTAGGTAAACTCTGTGATAGAAACCGATCCCAGCGACGCATTGTAGGGATAGCCACTGTGAGCGGGACTGGTTTCATTAGTAAGATATAAAGCGCTAGATTTAGACCTTCCCTTAGTAGAGGGATATGTTGCCCACAGCTAAAGTTCCTGATAGCCCGGGAGTCCTAGGTCCTGACTACGACTTTGCCGATAACTTGCCGTTGCCTGGAAATATAAATGTTCATCGCAGTGATTCTCTAGAGTCCGTGATTGATGCCGTAAAAGGTGCGGCCTTCTACACGGATATGATTGGCTTTGGTGAGGCAAGTAACAGTCTAACACAGTCAATGGGCACAAAGCCGAGGCCGCTTGGAATCAACTATTTTTTACGCACAGGACTCCAATGTAGTAATGGTGCGGATATGTGGTATTACGTGAATGGTATTCCCACAGGTGATGCGCTCGGAAAGAAGATGAAAGATGCGCTTACAAGCACTGGACTTCCTCAGATGCGTGGACTTGCTCCTGGAATTCTAGAGGACGCAGAAGATGCGTTAAATCCTAGACCTATACTCAATGCGGTGCTTGGATCTGGTTACCCAAAATGTAAACAGGTTACGATGCCTGTAGGTGATTCGACTGGTGCGATTAAAGGAAGTGATGGAACTCTATGGATTAATGGACCGGTACAGGGCGGAAAACAGACTCATTGGGTTCAGGATACAGATAAATATGGAAACTTACTATATCTTTTAAAACAAGAGTTTGACGCCGATAAAAAGGAGTTTTGTCCGGACGGATCTGCGCGTGCGAGTAATCCAAACTGTGATAAAAAAGAGGGGTTTCGCTCTACGATGAAACAGTATGATACAGATGGATGGATCATAGCGTTTCTTTTAACTGCGGCGGCGATGGTATCTGTAGGAAAGTGTGTCTGGAGTCGCTAATGTTGATATCCAAGCAATATACTAAATACACTTATACATGTTATTGTTATAAGTGGAAATATAATGGACTGATCAATAATCCCAGCTGCGATAGAAAGAATACCTTTTATGCCAGCTGCGATCGCAGTAGAAAGTAATAAGAAACTTATAAATCCGAAGAGAACATTATTCATTCTACTTGGAACACTCCTTCGCAGTCTACGCAAGAGCTTTGAAAACATACACCGCTGAGGCAGCACCCAGAGACTGGACAACCGCGTAGGAGGCCAGCTCAGCAGCTGAGAGACTGCCATTGAGATACATGGCAACACTGACTGCCGGGTTCACGTGCCCACCGCTGAGGCCGCCAACCAGGAAGATAACAAGAGCCAGCGTCAGACCAATCGCTAGCGCATTGCCTGTCGCCAGGATGCTGATGAGAAGGAGGAAGGTTCCTAGAAACTCGGCAAGCAGAGCAAGGTAGTTCATTTTATTCTACAGTGAGGCGTGAAAAATTTGAGCCAGTCGCATGCTCAAAGGGTGTTACACACTTAGAATGTCTCTTCGTCGCATTCAAAAAGAACTTGTTGATCTGAAGCGCGACCCACCATCAAACTGTAGCGCAGGGCCTGTAGGAGATGATATGTTTACTTGGGAAGGTGTTATCTTTGGACCCGATGATAGTCCATATACTGGAGGTTGTTTCAAGCTCCGTATACAGTTTCCTGTCGATTATCCGTTCAAACCTCCGGTTGTAACTTTCCTTACAAGGATCTATCATCCAAATATCAGCGCAGCAGGTGGTATTTGTTTGGATATTCTAAAAACACAGTGGTCACCGGCTCTTACGATTAGTAAGGTTCTTCTTAGTATTACAAGTCTATTGACAGACGCAAATCCTGCCGATCCTCTTGTCCCAGAAATCGCTCATATCTATCGAAATGATCGTCCTCAGTTTGATCTGACGGCCCGTGAATACACTCTACGATTTGCGCAACCTTAAATAGAAGGTTGCGAGACCAAATGCAATCCGTTGTTAAAATACTTTTTTTATGGGGTGTCATCCTTGTTCTATTTGCGTTCACTGTAGGAACAGGCGGAGTTCGTGGATATTCAAATGAAAAAGAGTATGCTGAAGCATTTCAAAATCTTATGCCGAGTTCAAAGGAAGAGTGGGGTGAGCTTCCAGACACTGCGAACTCACCTGAGAATGCGGAGTTAACGGATGTGCGTAAACCGTATCATCTTCTAAACGGTGTTCTGCGAAATGCGGCCGCCGATAATAAACTTAACTATGATCTAAACTCATGCGCCTGCTTCGGAGGTGATTATGAAAATAAAATACAACTCGTTGGAAACTATACACAGACTACGAATAACTATAAACGCGCAACACCTGATACCTGTTCTGCGCCATTCCGTGAGCTCGTAAATAACTTCTATGAGGCGAAGGCTTAGTCACTGTCAGCGATGATACAAGTTGCCTGCTTCTTCCTGCTTGTAGATTCAGGTGCGGTAAACTCACCACGTTTTGCCCGTTCCACGTCAGCCCAGAACTCATTTAATAAGGGAATCACAGATTGAAACCATTGGGTATCACGAGATACCGAATGAATCCACTCTTTCTCCAAGCACCAAGGAATCCTCTCAAGCACATCCCAACCTTCTTCGGGCTGTGGTTTCCACTCCATATCACCAATCGGTCCATATATATATTTCATAACACCAAGGCTATCATTCTGTAAAAGAATGATTACACCCTTATCCGCACAGCTCTCAGGGATTATATCCATTGTGCTATTCGCCATCGCAGAATCAAAGGTAAACTCGCAATATTCACAGACATCACATCCCGTTACTTCAAGCTGAAGCTGCATCTGATACCAGTAGTTTTGCGGAACACCATTTCCTACAGAGCGTGATGACGGACACTTAATCTCTACAAGATGTCCAAGAAGGCCCGGTGACTCTGTCTTTGTAATAAGGCCATCAGGTGAAGCAGCAAGACGCTGTAACGTCGGATGGCGGAGACGTCCGAGTTCTGTAATCTGTGCTTTCCAACGCGCCTCAAGAACCTGCTTCGCAACGGGTTCAAACCGAATACCCCAGTCAAGAGGCGACATCTCCTCCGTCAAACATGCCTTGCGGGGACCGGCACGAGGTGTCTGTGATGTTTGCGATGTTCCCTGGTTCTGTATCTTTGACATCACGAGAAGTCCACGAGCACGCGGAGATCCAAAAAGTTGGTAAAATTCCGATGCTGTTAAGATTGTCTCCATTTCTCTATACCATTCTTCTGTGCGCTGTTCCGACTGCGGCTTCGCAATCAGTTGATCAATATGCGCTTGAATATTCAGAGGTGCGATTGCTGGTGTGCTGGCAGTAACAACATTCGAAAAGCAGGCGTGACCGATTCTAAAACATTCAAGAACCTCATTTGTTTTTGTGATGAAGTTACTCGGTGATTCTGATTCTTTTAAAAGTGTGTCTAACTCCTTTTCGATTGTTGTCCACCACTGATCGCTCAGTGTAGAATGTAAGGGAGGAGGTTGTACTTCTTCCATTGCATTCAGAAAGCTTCCCGTCTGTTTGAACATTTCACTGTAAGCATCCATTATCTAAGGCGACCCTTGAAATTTATATGGGCTCAAACGCTTAGGTATTCTCAGGTTCAGGAGGAGCGGATGACTTACGACGAAAGGTGACAGCATTCTTCTTTTCAAGAACCTGAAAGAGCACCTTTCCATCTGAAGAACGGTGCATTACTAGTCCCTTGATTTCCTTAATAATCTGTTCATCTTGATCATACACAACCGCATTTTTACTATTCAAAATCTTCTTTTCATGAGCTTTCAGCAAATGTGCCTCAAGCGCAGCCTTTTCATCTCCCTGTAGGCTAAGACGCACTGCCTCGTCATCAATAAACTTACGAATCCGATTGAGACGAAGTCCTCGCTCTAACCGGTGCCACGGACGCTTGTAGGCATCATCCGCTTCCTGGTTCAGAAAGTTCACAAAAGTGTTTGTTGTTGCGTGAAGATTTGCAGCGAAGTTATTTCCGCTTAAATCAGCAGTTGTCTTCTTTTGTGTCCTTGAACGGTTTGCGTTCATCCTACATATACTAGTTCTTAATCCTTAGACCTAGCTTTTATTAGAGTAAGTGGTCCCTGAAATACGTCTTCAATACAATCATTCCAGTGATGGATAGATTTGTCTTCGCCTTTAAGAAGATAAAATGTTCTCCAGCACTCTTCAGTCCCCTTTTGTTGAGTTATTGTAAGATCTTCAAATGTATAGAACTCATTGATCGCTGTTTTCTGCTGATCAATCTCTGCGAAATAGAACTGCCCTTCCTTATTCTTTTGAGTCCACGTTTTCTTAGTGACAAAGCCATTGCTATCAAGCCATTCCTTAGGAGTGTCTGTCTGGCATAAGTTCTTTCCCCGAGTGTCTAGAAAAAGCACGATCGGCTGAACAGACCAGGCGATTAAACTTTGAGGGGATTGTTTAGTATAAAACGGAACGATAAACATCTATAACCCTTTAGCAGGGATTGTTTAGGATGGGAGATCTACGAGACATACTTGACTTCAAAATAA